ATTGATTTTCAAAAAGAAATGGGTAGACTTGAGGTTTTGGGTGAATTAATTATAAAGTATAGTTCACTCAAAGAATATGTAATGTTTAAGAGTAACATACAATCAACTCCAAGTAGAAAAGGTTTAGGAGATAGTGAATTGGATGAACTTGCACCACATGGATATCCAGACCAAAAGTGGATGGATAAACATGATAAGGAAATCAAAAAACTAAGAAAGAAATTTGATAAAGAAAAACTTCAGTATAATGAACCATACACATTAGGTGGTGGTATTACTGAATCATTGATTTTGGAAGGAGGTGCTTATGGACATATGAATCACCCATTCGATACCGAAATAAATTTAACCTTTGGGCAATTAAAAGATATTGTAAATAAAGCATTAGAAGGAAATTTAGACTTAGCAAGAGAAAAGACAGATGGTCAAGCATTGGCAGTTAGTTGGAGAGATGGAAGATTAGTTGCGGCAAGAAACAAAGGACACTTAAAGAACAAAGGTGAAAACGCTTTGGATATAAAAGGTGTAGCTACTAAGTTTGCTGGTAGAGGTGAATTGGAAAAAGCATATAACTTTGCTATGAATGATTTATCAAAAGCAATCAAATCACTTTCTGAAAAACAAAGAGATAAAATCTTTAAAGGTGGTGCATGTTTTATGAACTTAGAAGTTATTTATCCAACTTCAGTAAACGTAATACCTTATGGACAAGCTCTATTAGTATTTCATGGTACTATGGAATTTAATGAAGATGGTGTAGCAATTGGTGAGAATCAAAATGCGGCTAAGATACTTGCTGGAATGATTAAGCAAGTAAATCAAGATGTACAATCAGCATACACAATATCAGGTCCTCCAATTAATCAATTACCTAAGAGTAAGAACTTAACTTCTCTAAAGGGTAAATACAATTCTAAAATATCAAAATTACAATCTAAATACAAATTAAAAGATACCGATGGAATTGCTGATTATCATCAAGCATTTTGGATGGATTTTGTAAATAAGAAATCACCAACTAAATTAGATAATAGAACTCTAATGGGATTAGTTAAGAGATGGGCATTCTATAATAAATCATTTAGATTAGATAAGAAAAATCTATCTGATGTAAAAACTTTAGAATGGGCAAAGGGAATCGATAAGAATGACCACGCTAAAATGGCTAAAGATAATATTAGACCATTCGAAGATATCTTCTTAGGTATCGGAGCAGATATACTTTCATTTATGAGTTCAGTACTTACTGCAAATCCTGATAAAGCAGTTAGGGATATGAAGAAGCAATTAGATAAAACTATCAAAGATGTTCGAAATAGTGGGGATGTAAAGAAGATAGCTAAACTTAAATTAGAACTCCAAAGGTTGAATGCTATTGGTGGTACTGATAAGATAGTTCCTAATGAGGGTATCGTATTTGTATATGGTGGTAAGACTTTCAAACTAACTGGAACATTCGCTCCACTCAATCAGATACTCGGTTTATTTTACGAATAGTAAAAAATCCAATACTTATATATATGAATATATAATAGGTTATGGCAGATAAAAAATTTAGTAGAAAATTCATGCATCCAACTCGTAGAAAGTTGGCTGATATGGTAAAAACGGGTGAGTATGAAAAGAATACTCAAATCGGATTCTCTGATATCAAAGAACAAGAAGTAAAGCGTGAAGTTGGTGATATATGGAACGATTCCGATGGTAATGTTTGGGAACAAAAAGATTTTGGTAAAGTAAAATCATCTAAAATGTCAAATGTAATGTCTGAGTTACGAAAGCACATTGAGGAAATGTACCAATGTAAATCCGATGAATGTGATGTTAGTGGAAAGTTCTCAAAATCAGATAAAACTCTAATTTCTAAAACTGGATATTGTGCTGGTTGTTTAGCACGAAGAGAGCTAGTTATAAAGCAAGATGGATTATGGAAGGAATATGAAGAATATAGAATATATTCTAATATGTCTGCATATGGTACTGATGTTTTAGAAAAGTGGAATCAAGCTCTTAATGAAGTTGGTAACATTCACGAATATGTAAATGATGATGGTTCCGTTGAAAAGTGGCAATCCAATGATGATGTCCAAACTTTAAAAGCTCAGATAGAAGCCGATATAGAAAATGGTAAGAAAGAACTTACCGAAGTTATCGAAAAGCGTAATAGTGCGTATGAGAAATTAAAGCATAAGAATTATGAATTGGTTAAGCAAATTTGATTTAAAGACTATACTAATAATGGTACTATGTGTAGTATTGTTACTTAGAGGTTGTGGTGATACTGAAGAACCTAAAGAAATAGTAAATGTAGGTGGTAAGGATTATGAACTGTTAGAACAAAAAGTTGATACTATTGTTGTAGAGAAAACAGTTAAAGTTCCAACATATGTACCAAAGTATATTACTAAAGTAGTAACTGAAACTGTTGAAGTTGAAGTTCCTATGGATATCGATACTTTAAAAATAATAGAAGATTACTTTGCAAAGTATGAAGTAAAAGATACACTTAATCTTACATACGATTTTCCAAAGGGTGTTACTGATTCATTAGGAAATAAACCAATCCCAACTTTAGGGTATGGCATTCTAACTGATATTATTTCACAAAACCAAATTCAATCAAGAGATGTTGATTGGTTCTTTCAAATACCAACTGTGTATAATACAACAATTGTAAAAGAATTACCAAAGAATGAATTCTATTGGGGTATAAATGGAGGATTTAATAAAACTGATGTTATTACAAATGTTGGTGGAGGGTTAATCCTAAAAAGTAAAAAGAATAATTTATATCAATTAGGTTTAGGTATTCAGAATAATTCTAACACCTCACAATTAGCACCATTTGTTAGTGCTGGTATGTATTGGAAGATAGGAAAAAAGAAATAATTTATGGCTAAGCAATCGTTGAAAGATATAATAAAGTTGGAATATCAGAAGTGTGCTTCTGACCCAATTTATTTTATGAAAAAGTATTGTATGATTCAACACCCTGTTAGGGGTAAGATACCTTTTCAATTATATCCATTTCAAGAAGATACATTAGTTGACTTCAAAGACCATAGATATAATATTATTCTTAAATCCAGACAAACTGGTATATCAACTTTAACCGCAGGATTCTCTTTGTGGAAAATGTTATTTAATCAAGACTTCAATGTTTTGGTTATTGCAACTAAGCAAGAGGTAGCTAAGAACCTCGTAACGAAGGTTAGGGTGATGAATCAGTATTTACCATCTTGGTTAAAATTAGAAACAGTAGAAGATAACAAACTATCTCTTAGATACTCAAATGGTTCTCAGATAAAAGCAACTTCAGCTGCTGGAGATGCAGGACGTTCTGAAGCACTATCTTTATTGGTATTTGATGAAGCTGCATTTATTGATAAGATTGAAGAGATATGGGTATCTGCGCAATCTACATTATCAACTGGGGGTAACGCTATTGTATTATCAACTCCAAATGGTGTAGGTAATTGGTATCATAAAACTTGGGTAGGTGCTGAAGAAGGTAGAAACGATTTTAATACAATTAGATTACATTGGACAGTTCATCCAGAAAGAGACCAAAGTTGGAGAGATGAGCAAGAAAGATTATTAGGACCCAAAGGAGCAGCACAAGAGTGTGATTGTGATTTTGTATCTTCTGGTGATTCGGTTATTGACCCACAACTTCTACAATTTTATAAAGAAACTTATGTACAAGACCCTATTGAGAAAACTGGATTCGATGGTAATCTTTGGAAATGGGAATTTGCTGATTATAGTAAATCATACATAGTTGTAGCGGATGTTGCCCGAGGGGATTCTTCGGATTTCTCTACGGCTCATGTAATAGATGTAGTTGCATCTAATCAAGTAGCTGAATATAAGGGTAAGTTGGATACAAAGGATTTTGGAAACTTCTTAGTAGCATTATCAACTGAATATAATCAAGCGTTATTAGTAATTGAAAACGCAAATATTGGTTGGGCTGCTATACAACAAGTAATTGATAGAAATTATGGAAATTTGTATTATACTGAGAAGGATATAAAATATGTAGATGCTGGAAATCAGTTTAGTAATAAATATCGTTCACAAGATAGAAATCAAGTAGCAGGGTTCTCCACAACATCCAGAACAAGACCATTAATCATCTCAAAATTAGAAGAGTACATTAGAGATAAATCAATCACAATCCGTTCAGTAAGAACAATAGATGAAATGTTTACCTTTATATGGAATAATG